ACTAACAGAGCGTGGAAATGATATTTGCTCCGGGGGAAGCATCTTAAACTGTAGTCTGCAGCTATCAATGAAGTCGATGACTTCTCCTTCAGTACCTTCCATCATTAGCTTAATAGCTTCCTTAATCATAGACCTACATGGCGCAGGAGTAGATGACTTAACTGCCTCAATACCCATCATTTTAAGCTTGGGTTCTGCATATCGCACACCCTCACTATCCCATACGTTAAGCATATAACGCTTCTTAGCTGTCCAAATACCACGATCTGCAATGTTCTCCCTCTTCATCTGCATCTTCTGGTCATATGCATTTACATAGCTAGCTAGCTCCTGATATGACTTGTCGATGAAAGGCTCTATCTTGGCTTGACAGAAGCTGTCTAGGGCGTTGATAATCTTAATCTTTTCAACGTCCTTATCACCAAATACCTTAGTAACTAAGGGACCAACACTCAAATAGATAGAGTCAGTATCAGATGCGATAACATAGTCAACACCATCGGTCTTTAGAGTATTATTCATAAACTCATTCATCTTATTCTCAATCCAGCGAATAGATGTTTGACCGGATAGTGTGATAGCTTCGGCGTTTGCTAGTTTGAAATACCTGAAGTATTGATTACCAATAGCACCATAAGCACTGTTAAGAGAAATCTTTTTCGCCATTTGAATGTTGTTACATCTGGAGATCTCCTTTTCAAGTGCTTTAGAAGGCTTCGTCTCGTTGAGCTGTTGGGCTGCGAGCATTCGCTTCTTAAAGGTAACACGTTCGGCATACATCTTCTCCATTAGTTCAGGTAGCATTCCCTTGACGCGACGGTAAATAGCACCGTTAGCAGTCATAGTCCAATTAAGAACTTTAAGGGGACTTAGGTCTAGTTCCTTACCAAGCACCTTATAAACATTGATCTTACCAGATAGCTCACGCACCTTGAGCATAGCATCCAACTTAGCCTGATCAGCAGATGGATTATTCTGTGCTTGATGGATCATTGCATTGAGATCATCCATAGTAATAAGCGTCTCTGGAGAGATCGCGTACTGCATGATCAAGTGTGGGTATAGTGAATTAAGGTCAAAGCTAACTACGTAATCATACTTACCTGCTTTAGGCTCTTTAACATATGCACCAGCATACTTAGCATCCTTATCAACCTTTACTTTGGGAGGAATAACAATATTCTTATCGCGGAGATAGTTGTAGATAATGGTGTCCCACGTACGTACCGGATAGAATACATCGCGGAAGTTTACCTTAGCGTCAAAAGCCATTGTAATAGCAAGGTCCATAAGTTTCATCTTATCTTCCAAGCGGTCAACTAGTTCTACGTCAATGATGTTGTATTCGACGAACTTCTGCCATCCTTGGGCATAGAAGTCTTTGAACGTATCAAACTCACTGTGATCCAGTTTCTTCTGTCCCAGTTCCACATCAGCAATGTGGTCTAGGCGGTAGCTTTCTTGGTTGGTGTATGTGAACTTCTTATAGAGGTTCAAATAGTCAAGTTGAGTAACACCAGCAATATCAAAGTAAATCTTCTGCTGTCCCTTGATGAAGTGCTCTTCCTTAGATACAAGCTTCCATGGAGAAAGTTGCTTCATAACCTTGTCTCCGAGAAGACGTTGGATACGATTGCATAGGTAAGGAATGTCGTAATACTCTAAGTTCCATCCAGTAACAACGTCGGGGACATCATTTGTCCACCATTCCAAGAATGAATTGAGGAGATGGTACTCATCATAACAAGGGCGAAAATCAACATTATCCTGCTTGTTAGTAAATTCACCATGCTTAGTCTGACCCCAAGTAATCATCTTCTTGGTGTTATAGTCTTGCACAGTGATGAGGAGAACTTCTTCAGCTGCTGATTCTGGATCTGGGAATCCATGCTCAGCCTCAACCTCAATATCGACAGTTATCATCTTCATCTTAGTAGTATCAAACTTCACTTCACCGGGATAGGTGTCTGCGATGTATTGAAAGATGAACCTCTCGTTACCGTAAACATTAAAGTTCTCTACTTCATCATATTTCTTAATGAAGTCACGACACTCTCTAATAGAGCCAGGTTGAATTGGTTGAACATTCTCACCATCCAAGGTTTTCCACTCACTCTCTTTCTTTGAAGTAACGAAGAGAGTTGGGCTGAATTGCTGTCTCACATTGAAGCGCTCACCATTCTCATATCCACGGAGAAGAATGGTGTTTCCGTACATCTGTACGTTCGTGTAGAACCTGTTCTTAGACATCAATCACCAATAATAATAAGGTACTCTGAATGTAGCTTGGATGCGGGAGCAACCATAGTAAGAATGTTATCTGAGAGGATAGCCATCTTGGTATCTGCAGTAACAGTCTTGCCTGGGAAGCGACTCAAAGCCTTCTCCATGTCTTCCACACTCGGGTCGTACAGGCATGGGTCAATCATAACACAGTCGGGTTCGCCAAGCTCGTGTTCAGGGACCTCTTGTAGCTTTGTCACAATAGTCCTACCGTCCTTTAGAAGGAGAACTCTAATCAAATCATCCATTTTTAGCACCCAAGTAGCTTTCAACTAGACTATCTAGTGGACGTGAAATTGTAATAATCTGACGATTAGAAACTGAGAAGATGCGGTCTTGGGATAGGGGCATCCAGTCAGCATATGCAACAGTTGTGGTAGTGGAAGATCCATCTCCACCAGAGGACTCAATCATAACCGAACGAGGATCAATAAACGTATACTCATCCCCAACCATGGAAATTGTATATTCACTGATAACAGACTCACCAGTAGTCAAAAGAAACAATCCTACAGAACGCTCTGGCTCAGTCAAAACTACTTCGAGAGTCTCCTCAATAGTCTCTTCGATAGGGTCTCTATCGTAATCGTTGTTCATAGTATACCTCAAGTTATAGACATTATAGCACATAAAAAAGGGGGCTACCTTGGTTTTTGCCAAGACCCCCCGTTACGACGATATTTTAGAGAAAATAGTTCTCAATACTATTTATAACCAGTCCTTACGCTTCTGATGATCTGGTATGACTCTTTGTAACTCAATACTTAAAACACCATCACTGTAATCAACTTCATCAATAACAACATCATCAGAAATAGTCCATACCCTAGTGAAGTCTCTTGCCCCTACCCCTTTATGGATAAACTCAATAGCTTCATCATCACGGGCACTGTGACCCTCAACAAATAGTTTGTTATTTTCACTGTAAACTTTTACTTCATCTTTTTTGAAACCAGCTAGAGCAACCTCTAACTTGAATCTCACATTACTCATTTTGATTAAGTTGTAAGGCGGATAGTTTTCCTTACTCTCATGAACGGCACCCATTCGGTGAAACCATTCGTCCATTCCAATAGAATATCGTTCGATATCCTTGACGAACTTATCTAAGTCGCCTGCTCCGTACATTTTCATTTGTTTCTCCTCGAAAGCGAGATGTAGTATGTGGACCCCGAAGGCATCCACCACTATTTATATTTTAAGACATCAAAAAGGGGCTCGGAAACCCGAACCCCCCCATCAAATAAGCATATCAAAAAATAATATAGTGAGCCAAATTAATTATCTATTACTCTATAAGAATCTAAACTCACTACTATTTATATGATGAAGTATTCAAGATATATACTAATTGTTAGTATATCAAGATTTACGCCCTCCAATGTTGTATTTTGGCTCTAAAATCCATTCTCCCTTCTCTTTATATGAGAGAACTTTGATTTGGTTTAGAGGAGCAACGTCTACAATGGCTTGCTCATCGCCTAAAGTAACTAGATTCCAATCGGATAGTAGTTTAGCGATCCTATTACGGCGCTGAATGTCGTTTAATGTGATATTGGTTTGCTTACCATCTAGAGCAAATAGCTCCTTAAAGTGAACAATAAAATACCTTCCTTGTTTGTGCAGGATGTGGCAAGACTGATAAATCTTTTTCTCTTTACGAGAAGCCACACCAATACGAGTAAGTGTCTCTGTTACTTTTAAAAAGTCATCTGGCTCGGATAGAAAGATTTCTACCATATGGTAAGGTTCCCAAAAAACTAAGCCCCTCTCATCTGCTTGCATGGATGTAATCCCCCTGTGTTAAGTTTTTCATAAATGAATTCAAGTTGCTCATTAGATAAGATATTCAAAGCTTGTTCTGCCTTTTCGGTGGAGAAACCGTAGTACTGTCGTACTGCTTCGATGTTTTTTATCTTATCCTTTCTCAACCAGGGAGAGAATCTCTTCCTCTTCCTCAAACTATTTATAAAAAAATCATATTGAAGACGTTTGTCTAAGTTGGGGAACTTATTCATCTCATTTGATTGCATGAGAGAGTCCATTTGACCAGAGAGGCATTTGTTGATAATAAAGGGGGGATACTCTTTTTCAACATCAGAATCTTCCTCCATAAGGTTCTCCTTAGAGAGGTTGATCGTATTTAGCCAGTCCTTTAGGTCAATACTCATTGGATGATTTTACCTGCGTTTGATGGGGTGAGAATAGGAGAGAAGATTTGATTGTAGTTAGTAACTACATCATCATTAGGATCTGTAACATATACAACGTAGTTTGCCCTGATGCGAAGCTCTTTAACGTTTGGGTGAATTACTGGTGACCATGGGGCGAATCCAACAGTACCGTCTCGACCCGGAACCAAGACAATTGGATTGTCGATAATCAATTCATCTGCGGTCTCTTTGATTAGGTCAGCAACAACATCCTCACCGGAATGCATGCGAATAAGTTTTACGTTCATTAAATTAGTCCTTCTTCAGTTAAATAATGTAGGGTGTCTTTTAGTCCACCAATGTGCTTATAGTCAATGGCGACTTGGGGGTACTCGGCACTATCGCCAAACTCTCCTCGGAACTGACGCTCAGTAAAATCCTCGTCTAGTTGATATTCTAGAAACTCACCATTTAGGGTAATGAGTAAGTCTCGGCAGCGGTCAGATTCTTGACCACCATCTGTGTATAGTATAATCATAATTTTAGTTAAATTCACATTCAATCATAATTTCAGTTAGGGCAGCTAGGAGATTGATTTCCTGGTCTGCAACAAATGCACTCTGATACTGATACTTAGCGATAACCAATACCGCAGCAGCAATGGACGGACCCTGAAGGTGGGAATACAGAGAGTCATATACCTTGCGAAGAATCGTGTTTGTATCATTATCTAAGTTGGATACAACCCACTTACGGACTTCGGTAAAGTTACTAGATTTGAGATGGGCGATGAGATCATCAACCTTAACATCAGAAAATGTAGCAAGGATACCAGAGTCAATCCTACCACTAGTGGAGTAACGCTGGACCTCATTGAGGACACGGCGGAAATCTGGAAAGTGCTTTTGGACTAGCTCGGCTAGAACCTTCGGCTCTGCCTCAATACGTTCAGTCTCTAAGATAGCTGTAAGCCTCTTAAAGAAGGCTGCAGCCACTTGCTGCTTGTCCTTACCCTTAAGAGTAAAGTCAACTACTGCGCATCGACTGTGGAGGGGCTCAATGATCTTGTTCTTGTAGTTACAAGTAAAGATGAAACGGCAGTTCTTATAGAATGCCTCAATGTTAGCACGAAGAAGAAGCTGAACATCGTTACCGGTGTTGTCTGCCTCATCAATAATGATGACCTTATGCTTTGCATTAGCAGTAAGAGACATAGTAGAAGCAAAGTTCTTTGCCTGGTTGCGGACAGTATCAAGGAAGCGACCTTCGTCGGATCCATTAATTACATAATAGTCTGCACCAATCTCATGGCAGAGAGCCTTAGCAACTGTGGTCTTACCCACACCAGAGGAACCAGAAAGTAGTAGGTTAGGGATTTCACCCTTCTCCACAAACTCACGGAAGGTTGCTTTGATATGCTCTGGTAAAATGCAATCATCAATAGTTTGAGGTCTGTACTTCTCGGTCAGTAAAAAGTCAGTACGTTCGCTCATAATAAAAAGATAATAAAGTAATCAAACCCAGGAGGGCTTGCGTTCAGGTTTGCGTAGATAGTTGGCTGAGACCCAGGGCTTTGAGGAGATGTACATCTTGTACGCCTCAAAGGTAGAGATTGAATGGTCTAGCTTGAACTCATCGGGCATTGCACGGGCGAACCCGCAAGCTTCAG